TGAAGTCGGTTTCGTCATCGTGTCATACTCCTTCCTCTGGCTCTTCTGCACATTCGTCTACTCGATATACAGAATGCTGTGTGACGCTTGGCGGTGCAACTCCTTGCAGCCACTATATGCTCCACTGAACCAGCGCATCGACGTGGCTTACATTAACTCGAATCGTGCCGTGTCATTACCCGGGAAACAACGCCTACGCAAGGTATCCATCTCATCGACCTGCTTGTCCGTCCTTCGCAAGGAGTACGCCATGAGCAGATCATCGAGCCCCGATTGTGTTCGGTGGTTCATGAAATACCTTTGCGATGTGCACCACCCATCCTTCACCCCTGAGGATTACGAGGTGATGTTTAACACCTGCCTCTTCTTCCATAACGAGCTTTGTGTTCGTGAGTTCCAGATGTGCAGTGTCATCAACCCCGGTACCTCCTTACCATATAGGCCATTAAACTAAGTTCTCCAGGCTTGCATTGCGTCGGCATATTCCGATTCCAGTCCGTCACTTGTGATATGGTTCTGGATTACAATTGGAACGGCCGGCACAGCATCGGTAGGAGCTCGTCGCCATTGGCTGCATGTAATGCCTTCCTGGAGAACGGTGACCGAACAGCTCTCGGTTGGCACCACGACAAATCGCGGACCCCGGACTACAAGACAATCTTTGGTCCGATTCCTGCGCATAAGGGCATCGTTTATGATAACGACCCTATTACATTATTATCCGCATCTTCCCGTCTGACCGCGGCCAAGAAGACGCCACCTTCAACACTCTCTGACGTTCGTCTCTACTTTGAACCGCTCCCCATCGCCACCACTGGCGAATTGCAGCGTGACTTGTTCAATGAGCGCCAGGAGTACCAGAAGTTATGGCGCGAAATCCCATACATAGTTATTGAAAATGAGAAACAATCGGATCGGTTCACCACGTTGGCCACTAAGCTGCTCACACACGAGGGCAGCTTGGAGGCCTACGCGCTTTCACCGCATGCCAAATTGGCACCACGCACTGCAGCATTGCAGAAAATGCGTGCAATGAACCACGTTGGTAGGAAGGTTCAGAAAAGAAAGGCGAGCGCCAAGAACAAGCGCTTGGAGTGGGCTCGTAAGGGCAAAACCTCCCGTCAGGTCATTGATCTCTCCATGCCGGAGAGCTTAGTCGGAGGTAAGGTTGCCCAAATATATAAGAAATGCCAGCAGGTGCCATGCACCAACGAACTTTACCACGTCGAGTTTATCCCAAAGCCACATCATGAAGAATTGAAGCGCGTGTTTGCCCTTGTCATTAAACCTGTCAAGGAGGTCACCGGTTTCTACCACTCGGACGACGGCATTGGCAGCATCCGATGTCGGGACGGTCGTATTTTCATGTTCTGCAGCGATCAGTGTGCTGCGGACAGTTCCACTGGTACGGGCGTTAGCGAGATGTTCATTGAGGGCGCTAAGGGGCACCCCATCATCCTCGCGGTCTCTCGCCAAGACCTCAAAGACGTAGTAATACGCAACCCACACCGGTATTCCCAGTATGTCACTATTCGAACGCGCACACCATTTTTGTTGTCAGGTGGTGTCGCCACGACTGCTAAGAACAATATCGGTTCCCGGAACATCTTTCTCACGATCGCGCACATGCGCCCTTTTGGTGGGTATGTTTACGAGGAATGCCTGCAGCTTATTCGAGCCGCTGCATGGCGTTGTGGGTATATCAACACAGTGGATCAGTGCGCGATCCCGCAGGGACTTCAGTTCCTCAAACACTCCCCTTTCCGAACCGACTCAGGCTACGTCCCACAATTGAATCTTGGGACCGCGTTGAGGGCCATCGGACAGTGCGATCGTGACCTCCCGGGCAGGGGGGACATCCTCGCACGCGCACAAAAATTTAACAGTGAGGTGATTAAAGGTTTTTTACACGCCGGCGATAACGTCGTCTTGAATGCTTACCGGTCACACATTGTCCCAGGCACCACCACTAGGTATGCCACACGCCTTCTCCAAGAGATTGATTGTGGTGTGCATGTCGATGTGCACGAGCTATCCTTGCGTTACCATAGTACGCAACGCCCGTGCACCCCGTCAGACATTGTGGAATTGGCGGACTTGATTCGCACCGCCACCCCAGGGGAAACTTACAATTGTCGGGCTGCCCGCGCAATCCTTTATAAGGATTACGAGATCGACATGTAAATAAGCATTATAGTGAGGGGTCATAAAATAATACTCACTTCCCGC